GTTTTTCAACAAAAGCAAACTTTACAATGACTATTAAAATCATTCTTGGAGAACACCAGATCACCCGCACGGAATTGCTCGGCGGGATTGTGATTGTATCTGGATGCGGTGCTGTAGCGTACTGCATATCCAAGTTTTGGGGCTATGGGGCAATTGCGCCCTACCCCCAAAGTGGAGGGAACCGAGTTACACGCGCATTGCAACGGGCTGTCATCGACAAAACGAAAACCCCGATAAAAACGCATTTTTATCCGCTTGACAGCCTGCGTACCGTAACGCCGAGACGTGCCTCAGATAATGGGCACGCAGTTTCAGGAGCCGTCCGTGACGCAGCTCGTAGATTAATCAACGAGTCGATCGAGACGGTTGGGGGGTCCAAATTTGAACTCAACCCGAACCCCAATTCAACGATGGGGCCTAGAAACCATTTCCACTTCGCCGTCGGTGATTTGGCACAGAATTTCCGCGATGACCAACCCGCGGCTGATGCCTTCATCGTCGGTGTTGATGTGGACTACTATATCACAGAACCAGACGTCCTATTAGAACATATGAGACCTCTTGTACTACATACCTTCAATCCTAAGAAGGTTAGTGGCTTTGACGCAGATTCACCTTTTACCATCAATAACAACTTGGTGGAATACAAGGTGAGTGGCGGAGCCGCTTGGGTACACCCGGTCTGGGACTGGTGTGAAGCTGGCGAGTTCATCGCTAGCCGTGTGAGAAGTAGTTGGTTTGAATGGCTATTACAATTACCATTGAGGTGTTTGGGTTTAGAGAGGGTCGGCTACCATAAAATTCATCATTGCCGACCGTGGACCGATTGTCCAGACCGGGCTCTGGTTTACACCATCCCACAGCACACTGTCTGGAGATTCACGTGGATTGACACTGAGATCCACACCCGCAAACTGAAACGCATTACATACCAGGATAACACTAAACCTGGTTGGAACAGACTAGAACATGTGTCCGACAATAACCAATTGTTGGTCAGCATTGGCCGAGAGGGGGAGCATATGCAGATTACCATAGAGAAGGATAAACTGGAAATGCTCTCCGGGCTCGGGGCAACTCAGTCTGTAAATGCACGGCTTATTGGTATGGGACATAAGGACCCGCTATACACTTCCATGATAGTACAGTATTATACTGGAAAGAAGGTTGTGCTTAGCGTTGCTCCCACTGTTTATCGCCCTACAATGCCACGCGTCCATTGGCCAGTCACCAGTGACGCAGATGTGCCCGAAGTGAGTGCACGACAGTACACCAAGCCTATAATCAGCGACTGCATGATGATGCCGATGATTAAGCGTTGGGAGACCATGTCAGAGTCGATCGAAAGGAGAGTTACATTCGTCGCTAATAATAAGAAACCAAGCGACGCGGTCGCGAAGATCGCAGCGGAATTTGTGTCGCTGATGAATGGACCGTTCATAGACCTCGAACCATTAACTATTGAGGAAACAGTTGAACGTCTTAACAAACCATCACAGCAATTACAATTACGCGCGGTTTTCGAGATCATGGGTGTAGAACCTCGACAAGTGATCGAATCGTTTAATAAGAACGAGCCTGGAATGAAATCGAGCCGGATCATTTCAGCTTTTCCTGACATACTTTTTATAGTGAAAGTTTCCCGCTATACACTAGCGTATTCCGACGCAGTGTTACACGCCGAACATAACCAACATTGGTATTATCCAGGCCGTACCCCAGTGGGGATAACCGACGGGGTTTGTGAATTCGTGAGTGATTGTGACGGACAAGTCATAGAAACCGATTTCTCTAATCTCGACGGCAGAGTCTCCGGGTGGATGCAACGAAACATAGCCCAGAAAGCTATGGTTCAAGCATTTCGCGCTGAATACCGTGACGAAATAATATCATTCATGGACACCATTATCAACTGTCCAGCCAAGGCTAAACGCTTTGGGTTTCGTTACGAGCCAGGCATGGGTGTCAAGAGTGGAAGTCCAACTACCACACCACATAATACACAGTACAATGCATGCGTCGAATATACAGCGCTCAAATTTGAGTATCCCGACGCCAACCCTGAGGACCTGTTCAGTTTACTTGGACCGAAGTGCGGTGATGATGGACTCGCAAGAGCCACCATACAGAAAACCATCAACCGCGCGGCCAAGTGTTACGGACTGGAACTCAAAGTAGAGAAGTACAACCCAGAAGTGGGTTTGTGCTTTTTGTCCCGTGTATTTGTAGACCCACTCAACACTCCTACTACGATTCAAGATCCGTTACGCACACTGCGAAAACTGCATATAACAACACGTGACCCCACAATCCCTATAGCTGACGCGGCTTGCGACCGCGTCGAAGGCTACCTCTGCACTGATGCCCACACACCGCTTATTAGCGAGTATTGTAGGATGGTGCAACGACTATACGGGCCCAAAACTTCAACTAGAGATGTTCGGGAAGCCCGTCGTAGTCGTAATAAAGAGAAGCCCTATTGGTTGACATGTGATGGATCATGGCCACAGCATCCGCAAGACGCCCTATTGATGAAACAAATTGTTGTATCCCGTACTGGTATCGACGAAGACACTGTCGATAAACTCATTGGGCGTTTTGCCGCAATGAAGGATGTATGGGAGCCGATCACACTTGAGAGCGAAGAAAGCAAGGCTGCTCAAACGATCGATGAAGAAGGCGTTGCGCCAGGCTCCGTGGACGAATCGTTATTAAAGCTTAACGATGCAAAGCAAACTCGCTCTAATTCAGGAACTTCCGGACCGCATACAAAAGGCGGTGGAAGTGGTACTGGCAATGAGCTACCAAGAAGCACCAAACAACGTGCGAAGGGACCTCGACAATCTGCAGGCCTGCCTAAACAAGGCAAAGCAAACAGTAAACCGAATGGTAACGTCGCTGCTGGACAAGCCCAGCATGGCGGCATACCTAGAGGGAAAACCCCTTCCGGAGGAAAGACCAACGCTCGAAGAGCGCCTCCGAAAGCTGGAGCTCAGCCGGGAGCCCCCACCAACCCGAAGTGACCCTGCCCCCGCAAAACTGTGAGTGGTTCCGAAAGAACACTCACACCCGTTCTAGGCCGAAAGGGCCAGAGGA